GTCTACTCTTAGTAAGTCTCCTGTCTCAAGTATAACCTTACCACCTGTCAGTAGTTCTAGTGATGAACCTACAGGTATTGGTGCATCTTTGACTAGGAAAGATGTTCCGTTGGTTGCTGCTCTGCCACCACCTGATGTAGTAGATACAAGCTCTACTTCTGTGGTTACTTGAGATGTATGTATGTTTGTAAGTATGAGTCCAATCACTACTGTAGTTGTACTAGGACTACTAGGAGTTGTATATATTGTATACGGAGTTCCTGCACTGTTTGGCTCGGCAGCGAATGTGACTACTTTAAATGTATTTGCCATGTTATTATCCTAACGCTATTGCAAGTGCAGTAGGGTCATCGGTGGTAAAACCTGCACTAGTTAAGTATGTCTTTACATCTGTCAACGCTACTTGCTTCATTGTACCATTGTCATTTGTAACAACTCTATCTGCATCTACTAATGTTGTAGAAGAAGCAGACGTATCACCATCCATGATGTTTAATTCAGCAGCAGTTGAAGTAACATTCGTACCCCCTATATCAAGAGTAGTTACAGATATCTCTCCTGCAACTGTTGCTATACCATCTGCTAGTGTTATTAAATCTGTGTCATCAGTATGCCCTATGGTTGTGCCATTAAGGGATATATTATCTACTGTGAGAGCACTTAGTGTACCCAGGGATGTGATGTTAGTCTGGGCGGCAGTCTGTAGTGTACCAGCTAATTGTGTAGCTGTCAATCTTCCTGTGCTCGGATTGTAAGTTAAATTACCATCCATCTCCAAACCAACATTACCTGTGCTAGATGTAGCATCTTCTACAAAGGTAATTAAGTTTTCTTCGTTTGTGCTTTCGTTGTCAGTAACTAATACATGAGCAGAGTTAGTTGCGTTTGTTACAGTAACACCTGCAATAACTGTGTTAAGTGCAGTTCCGTTGACTGTTATAGCGTCTGCTTCTAATGTACCATCAATATCTGCATCACCTGATATATCTAATTCAGTAGCAGTTAACTTAGCAGTTTGTAAGTCTTCAAAGCTAGAGCCTAACTTTAATTCAAACTGAGGTCCTGTAGTGTTATATGTGAATGTAGCATCATCACCTGAACCACCTTCTATTGTAATACCTGCACCATTAATAACTGCACTTGTGCTATTACCACTATCTAATACAATGTTATGGTCATTTAGATTTACAGTTGTTGAGTTTACTGTAGTCGTAGTACCTGATACTGTGAGGTCCCCTGTAACAGTTAAATTATCTGCCACAGTCACTTCAGATGTGCTATGTCCTAATGTTATAGCAGTTCCTGATACACCTGTACCGATAGATACTGACTCACTACTATTTCCTGTGTCTACTATTAAATAAGCATCTGAGCCTTGTTTAATTGTGAATGCAGTTCCTGAGTTGTCTGATACTGCTACGTTAATGTCTGTTCCATCTGCACTAATGGAATCAAGTGCAATATCACCTACGTTTGTAATAGCATTATCATTAAAAGATGTAGCACCTAAAGATATAGTTCCTGTTGCAGTTAAGTTACTAGAACCTATATCTATTGCACCAAACCCACTTGAGATAGCACCACTATTAAGTGTACCTACTGTTGTTACGTTTGATAATGTATCTAATACAGATTCAAAGTAAGTTTCAAAATCAGTTAATGCAACTTGCTTCATTGTGCCTGCATCGTTGACCACAACTCTGTCTGCATCTGCAAGTGTAGTTGATGACGCTGAAGTATCGCCATCCATAATATTTAGTTCTGTAGCAGTAGAAGTTACACCATCAAGTATATTTAACTCTGCTGTGCTAGATGTAACGCCATCTAAAATGTTTAATTCTGCTGTACTGGACGTAACACCATCAAGAATATTAAGCTCAGAAGCAGTAGCAGTAACGCCATCAAGAATATTAAGCTCAGAAGCAGTAGCAGTTACATTAGTGCCACCAATATCTAATGTAGTTACTGATATTTCACCAGCTACTGTAACAATACCATCTGCTAATGTTAATAAGTCTGTATCGCTTGTGTGTCCAATGTTAGCACCATTAATTATAACATTATCTACTGTAAGAGTGGTAAGAGTTCCTACGGATGTCAAGTTAGGCATTGCAGTTATTTCATCGTCAAAGTAAGCAGCTAAATCTGTTACTGCTACCTGAACCATGGTTCCGTTGTCATTTAGTACAACTCTATCTGCATCTGCTACAGTTGTTGATGTAGCACTTGTGTCACCATCTAAAATGTTTACTTCTGTTGTGCTTACAGTAAGACCATCAAGAACTTCTAATTCTGCTTCAGATATACCTGCACTACCTATTGTAAGTGTGCCTGATATGTCTACGTTACCATTTATATCTATTGTTGTTGCAGCTATCTGTATTTCAGTATCTGCTACTAAATCTAATTGTCCATCCGTACTTGAATTGATGTATATAGCTGTGTCTCTGAATTGTAACTTCTCTGTAGAAGCAACAAGTATGTCATCACTAAATTCAAAATAATCCTCGTCTTCCATCCATTTGAGGACACCATCAGAAGTCTCTCCATCAAATGTTATTGTTATATCTGTTCCTGCAGTTCCTGCACCAAAGGTAAGTGTGTTACCTAATAGTTTAGTAATAGGACCACCTTCTGCAGTCGTACCATCGTGAGTGTGTCCTGTGCTCGCTGCAAAGGCAGCTAATATTTGATTGAACTCATCATTGGTATGAGCAGCAGTTATCACATCTCCGTCGGTGTAAGATGATTGTCTAGTGTACGTAGCTCCCATTTATCTTCTTGCTCCTACTTGATATTCTAACTGAAATCCTTTTAGTGAATATGGTGCAGTAGAACCACCATCGTTAACTCTAAGTGCAACTGCAAAACCTGAACCCTCTACAGATTGTCTAAACAAAGGTTGTGATGCACCACCATAAGTTCCTGAAACAGAAGAACCAACACCATATGTGCTTGTTCCGTACAAAGCTGCCACTGTTTGTGAATCCAATGGATAAGCAGCAGGTCTGGCTGAGTCAGCAGATTCATAGTCATATCTTAAAAATAAATCTGCATCTATACTTGATTCAGGTGCAAAGTTAATAATAACACGTTGCATATGTTTTCTTAACCCAGCATCTCCAAAAGTTAAATCAGGACCTCTATATTTACCTAATATGGATGTTCCATCAAAGTCATTACCTGATTCTTGTCTATATACATAACCACCACTATATGCACCATGTAAAACTATGACATCTCCTGCAGATACAAATGTGTCGGTTGATGCTGGTTTTATACCTCTTATTTCAGCAAACTCAAACGCTTGCCCTTTCATAACACATATTACCCCTTTAGTTGCATTTTCTGCTTGTCCATCTTTTGTAAAAAATATTCTGTATTGTGTCTTGTCAGGTATAACTATTGAGTCAAATTCGGATGCACTAGATAAGTTTGCATCAAATAAACTTTGTACGTTAGCACTTATAGTTCCTAATTCAACGTCACCAATTCTTGCTGTACCAGCTACTGTTCTTAATCCATCAGGTCCTAAAAATATAAGGTCACCTGCAAATTCTTGGATTGTATCTCCGTTAATACATCCTATATCTCTTGTTACAGCAGTTATTGCAAAGTTACTACTTGATGTTCCTGATAATTTAAATATTCTATTTTCGCAAAATATAAATAAATCTTCACGGAAAACTTTAAGTCCTGTTATAGTATCATCAACTTTGATACTACCTGCACCACTAGCAGTTGCAAAACTGTCTTCATCAAATGGTACACTAAATACTAACTCTTGTTTAGCATTTGACATACCTGCATAGAACATATGTTCTTTAAATGCTTTTACAAATTTAGCACCTGTTACTGCAGTGCTTACTTCTCCACCACCACTTGAAGACACATCTGTCGCACTAAATGATGTATTAAAAACTGTTGGTGCATTGTTACCATCTGCTACGATTAACTTGTCATTGCCATCAAAGTTAAATCTTTCAAAAGAGTATTTACCTGCACTTGTTCTACCACTATCTACAGTTGTCCAAGATGAACCCCCTGCATCTGCTGTAAATATATTTGTACCTCTAGCTGCTACAACCTTATCTCCAAATGTAGCAACCATCAAAACTTTTTCTGTAGATGCAGAGGTTTGAGGAACTACTGCAGATACATACTTACTAAACCCGTTTATTCTTCTATATCCACCTTCTATGTCAGGTTCAAAGTTTTGTAATTCTAGTGCCTGACCTGGTTGCATCATAAATGTGGAACGATTTAAAACTAATCCGCCTTCGCAGTTGAAAGCTATAGGTTGTGCTCTTGATAAATCTGCCATTATGTTGTTGTTTCAGTGCTAAAGTATCCTGCCATACTTGTTGGTCTTAATATCACTGTTGACCTTACATATTCATATTTATTAACTAACAGTGTTTGTATATTCTTTATGCCTTGCTCAAATCTCGCAAAGTTTAATTGATACTGCTCAATTTCCCCTCTATATTGATATGCATATGAGGTAGCTCCATCTATTATCACTGGGGCGAACCTGTCGGGTATTGTTGTGGTGTCGTCATGTGCTGATAGGTCAGAGGGAAAGGTAAAGTAATCAAACTTTAATGTGTATGCTCTATTAGGAAACGGATACAAAATAAAATTATTATCTAGTGTTCTTACTATATGAGAAGGCACTCCTCCTCCAGTAAACTGTGCTACTTGTACACCACTTGCTATAGAAGCTGCTGTTGTGCTGTTAGCACCTCTTGTGCATCCTGTAAATGTTGTACTTGTTGTTCCTGTATATGTTATCTCTTCATTTACTATATGTATGGTTCCTGAAGAATCAAATCCTGATGTACTAGCTACAGTTATAGTTGTAACGCTATCTGTATGTGTAGTGCTTGTAGTTGTTGTTACAATGTCATCTTCTTGTTCAACATTGTTAGCTATATATTCATTATATGATAATGTACTCAAGTTTGCACCTGATGTGCCTAAAGTTGAGTTTTTAACTATTCTTGCAGTATTATAATCTACGTGTTTAGTTGATGTAGGTAAACTATATTTTACTGTCCCTGGAACTAAAACTTCTGTGTTAGTTGCATGATTGAAAGGGTAACTAAATTCTTTTTGGTTGATATATCTTATGGCTTCATTAACTGCATTTTGGGCTTGAACTTGAATACCCCGTGCACTTGAGAAAGTAGACGAGGTCAGTTGTGGTTCATTAATACGTGCAAGCACGCTATTAGTTAATGTAAGAAAAGTTTGTGACATACTATTTTAAATAATAGGGGACAAAATTAATTGTCCCCATAATTACGCTATTAAGCTAATTGGTCTCTATCGACTTCGTCTGGCTTATCATCTAAGCCATGACCTGCTAAATCAATAACAGTGGCATAGACTCTGAGTCTTCCTGTCGCTGGAGCCGCACCTGCAATTGTACAATCAATAGTATCAGTAGCTGTGATAAATTGAGTATAAGTTGAAGCTGCACTTCCTACAACAGTGTTGGTTTGACCATTAGTTCCTGCGGCACAAAAGCCTGTGGATGTAATGTCTGCACCATCAATGATGTCATCTCCTGCTGCGAAGTCCATGTCTAATGTGCAACTGCCTGTAAATGCTTTCATTACTTCTGCACCTGCATTTAGCACGAAAGTATTTGCAGGTATCTCTAGTACCTGAAATACATCTCCGTCTGAAAAGCTGCCACCTGCTGCTACTAACGCATCAATATCAAGGTAAGCCTCAATATTTCTCATTACGTGAGTATTCTTAGCTGATGGCATAGCCACGATAGAGTCGGAAGATACGCCAGTGGTATCTTTAGAAGTTAAATCAAAAGTCGCCATTTATACCTCCCCTACGCTACGTTGTATTTAGCAGTTACGATTGCTTCTGGTCGAAGAATCTTTCTGCCATATAAATGCATACCTCTTACGATGTCTGCAAAAGAATCAGGGTCTCTGTAAGACTCTGTCTTTGTTATCTGTGAAGCTGTTGCTACTGATGAAGAGTGTCCAGCTACAATGACTCCAAAGTTTGAGTTTTGGTTAGCAGAACCTGATGTTCCTGGTCCTGTACCAACAGCAGGTAAGTTATTTGACATATAGATATCAAAACCATGTAATGAACCTATTGCCAAGCCGCTTCTTAATCCTCCTGACTCACCGAAATCTGCATTGAGAAGTCTTGAATCTTCATCTTTTAAGATTTCAACAAAAGTTGGATGTAAAACGAGCCATCTACCTTCTGTGTCTACAAACTGTGTGTCTAACAATCTGCCCATTCTTGCAATAACTTGCAATGGTGTAGCAGTTGCTGTTGCTTGAGCTGTAGCACCTGGCATTCTTGGAGCTAATGGAATTGAGTGGTCTCCTGCACTACCTGTAGTAATGTTTCCGAAGTCACCTTTCTTTAGCTTCATGCTTGTCAATAACTCATCTGAACCTGCAGTTGTTACAGCTTTTGTACCGTTTACAGTATCGTTAGCTGTTCCTGCTACAGTGTTTAGAGATGACTGCTTGAAACCTGATAGGTAACCAAGAACTTCTTGGTCGTGTTGGTCACGGAGTCTATATCCAGCTCTGTCTGAAGCCATTGACTCAAAGTTAACGTGACTATGAGCTTCCTCAATGTCGTCAACTTTAAAAGCAAAGTAGTTTGCTTTATCTACGACAAGAGAAAAATCCTCATCGTCTAGGTCTTGTGGTTGAATGTTAACACCACGAGCATATTCTTTTACAGTGATTTCTGGTTCTTTGATAATCTTAACAGTATCACCATAATTCGCAATCTCTCCAAAGTAATCACTATTTGTGATTGACTCTACAACAGAGGTCTTACGAAAAGCTTGCTGAACCTTTTGGGAATATATGACAGGACTAAAATTGCCATTAGGTAAATTCCCGTATCCAGCCGCAGTTTGGAAAGCCATGTTATCCTCCTTGGCTAATTATAAATACGAGTGCATACACAATCAAAAGGCTAGATGCAATTAGGTGTCCGTTTTGGGGCTAATTCAAACTAGGTAGTTTTTCTTAGTATAATTCGTGAAAATGTGTCAAGCAGGTGGTCATCAAAAAGATGGGCTGCTATTTATACATTTTATACCATACAAATTTTAAAAAGTAAAGAAAAATATTAAGCACGCCTGGTCATATCATAAATAAAATTACCAGAAGCTATTGCTTCTTTTATTTTTTCTTCATTCTTTTCAAACTCATGTGGCTTCATCTTTGCTACATCAGACTCTTTTATTTGGTTTGCTTGTCCTGATTTAGTAGCAGAAGGTGTGTTTGAGCTACCTCTAGTTACAGCTTTTGCTGCATCTTTAGAAGGGTCTGTCTTCTTTTTGGGTGTAGAGGTAATACCCATATCTACTTTATATAAGTCAATAGCTCTTGCTGCAGATTTAGAATCACTCTCATTTTCATACAGAGCTTGTTGAACCCATCTAGGTTGTAGCTCTACCCAATCGTGAAACTCTTGGTCATTCCTAATAGTTTCAAAGTCAGGATGTATTCTCATAAGTTCTGCTTCTGCCATAGCACGAGTAGATTGTGCTTCTCTTTCTGCTATTAACTTCATTCTTTCTTCTAGTGAAGAGTCTAACTCTTTTGCTTTCTTAGTAGCAATACTTTCTACAATCTTAGCAACGTCAGGATATTCCTGAGACCACTGTGCAATCTCTTCGTCTGACTTTGGTAGTTTTATTTCTTGAGATGCAGTTTGTGTTAATTGTTGTTTTAATTTAAATATCTCATCTTGATATGACTTCTCTTTTTCTTGTGAGTGTCTACGCAAGTCGCCATATCTTTTTTTAAATGTTTTTTCTTCAGGTGGTAAAGATTCTGTTTCAGCAATATCTTCTGCTTCTGCTTTTGCTTTACCTAAAGCTTCATCTCTTTCTTTTAAATTCTTTTCTAACTCTAACGCTTCTTTATCATCGTTACGTTTGTATTTTATTGGGGTTTTAACTATTTTTTGTTCTACAGCCATTTCAGCCATGTCTTTTCTCCTAGGGTTATCGTAGCCATTATTGGGGGATAAGTAGCTAGTAATTAATTCATAAATTATTTTTTATGAACTGCCAATCCTACTAAGTAAACTATAGGATGGATTATTTTACAAAAGATGTTGCCGACAATACTGTCTTTAGCTTTACCCTTTGTTAAAATATGTCTAAGGTGTTTTGTTCGTTCTTTTGCAAAGTAAGCACCTATACTAGTCAGTGTGTTATTAACTTTCATACCACGAACAAAAGGTTTGAATAACGAATGATATCCTATTTCATGTATAGGTGTCAAGTACTTTTTCTGATAAATATACCAAGTTTTCATAGCTTGTGCCCAGTCATCAAGTTGAGTTTGTCTATACATCTCTGTGCAAACTATTTTGCCACCACCTGTATCAGATGAAGCAGCATCATCAGCAAATGTTCTACTAAAGTCTTGGCTTCTGTTCCCTTTTTCGTCTTCTTCTCTTTCATCAACTGTAACTTCATCAGCAGTTTGAGTGCCTCCTGTGAACTCTACTCCCTCTGTTCCTGCTCCAGTTCTACCTGCTCCTCTGCCTCCTCCTAAATCACTTGGAGGGTCATCATCAGTTCTACTTGTGCTGAATATGCCAGTCGCACTATATTGTGAACCAGCAGGTGCAGCACCTGAGCTACTATATCCTTTGCCTTGTAAAGCTTCATTAGTTACAGTGCCAGGGGCAGATGCCTCAGCAGATAATCCTAATCCAATACCTTTCATCTGAGCCTCTCGTGCTTCTTTCCTAGACTTAGCTGCAGCTTCTTCTCTAAAAGCTTCATCTCTAGCTTTTTGCATCTCTGACGGGATATCCTGTGTTATTCCCCTTCTGCTTGTTTCAGCCCCTAATTGAGCTTCTTCTATTCTATCTCTCAAAGGTCCAGCTAAACTGGTTGGTCTACCTGCTGTATCTCTAACGCTTGGACTTACAACTGTGCCAAACATATCATATTGTGTAGGCTCTCGTCCTGCTAATTGTTCTAACACTGCATCTGTAGCTTGTTTTGATTTATCTACTGTAGGGGCATCAACTCTAGGAGTTCCAGCAGCCATAATGTCTGCTTTAGCAGCTTCCCTCT